GGAATCGGCTGATAGGCGGCGTTGCGAGGCAGCAGCTCGACGTGGCCGTCGCGCCGGCGCAGAACCTTGACCGTGGCCTCGCCGTCGAGCATCGCGGCCACGATCTCGCCGTCCTCCGCCACCTGCTGCTGCCGGACCACCACGAGGTCGCCGTCGCAGATGGCCGCCTCGACCATCGAATCACCCCGCACCTTGAGCGCGAACAGCGTGCCGCGCCCGACCAGCGACGTCGGCAGGGTCAGCTCATCCTCGACGTGCTCCTCGGCCAGGATCGGAGCACCCGCGGCGATGGCACCGAGGACGGGGACGCGTACGTCATTGGCATCAAGCCCCCGGGGGCGTGCCGTTTCGTCGGCCCGGATATCGACCGCGCGGGAACCGCGCGCGTCGCGACGCAGAAATCCGTTCTTTTCCAGGACCGTCATGTGGTGCGCGACCGTCGACGGCGAGGCGAGCCCGACCGCGGCGCCGATCTCGCGCATGGTCGGTGGATAACCGTGCTCGTCGACCCACTCGCGAATAACCGTCAGGATGCTGCGCTGGCGCGGCGTGAGCTCCATGTCGTGACTTTACTACATCGTTCGATCATTTGTACTAACTCTCGGACGGCCGCCGAGGCGACGGAATCTCCGGCCCGTCCTCGGGTGGCCGCTCCAGGTTCATCACGGTCATCGTGCGTGCCGGCTCCTCCGGCTGCGCCACCGGAATCTGCAGCCGCCCGGTCGGATCATCCGCGAAATTCGGGCTCTCCGCCCCGGCGATCGACCCGCCCCGATCGGCTCTGCCATTTCCCGTACGCCCACCACCCCGCCCCGCCGGCCGAAGCACCTGCGTGCGCTCCCCGTCGTCCGGCCGCCGGATAACCTGCGTATCGTCCATGCCCCGGCGCGGAATGACCCGCGTGTCCTCTCCCGGCACGCGCAGGACCTGCGTGGTGTCCCCGGAGGCGCGCACACCCGGCCGCACCTCGACCGTCTGCTCCCCGGGCACCCGCGCACCGCCGTTGTCGGTCGTGGAAACCACGATCGGCACCAGCTCAGGGGCCGGCTCCTCGATGGGGGGCGGCTCCTCAACCGGCTCGAGCCCGGCCATGCCGATCTCGCGGGCGATCTCGTCCGCCTTCATGGCCTGGCGGCGGATCGCCTCCGGAATGTGGTTGGCGTATTCGGCGCTGTTATCGAGCGGCATTCGTCGCCTCCGTCGCCGACGGCTTCAGCTTCGGCGCCGGCTTCTCGACGAGCTGCGGCTTGTGACCGAACGCAGCTTGCTCGAGGGCCATACACACGTCGCGCAACGCCTTGGCATAGCCCGTGGCGTGGTGAACGGCCATGTGGTCGGCCTCAAGCGCGGCGTTCATCATCTTGCGCATCTGCTCGTGAAGGTCTTCACGCAAAGCAGTGAGGTGGCCGCTAGCGCCCTTCTGCAGCTCACGAACCGCGTCAATCCCTTTGTTACTGAGGTTAAGCATCACTCCACATCTTCGTTGTTGCTAAGGCTGTAGTCCTGGAAGGACGGACCGGGCGTCGACATCTTGCCCGGGCCGAGCCCGCCTTGGCGGATGCGCGAACCCATCTGGCCCGAGCCCCCGCGTATCATCTTGACGCCGGCGTGCGCCGTGGGATTGACCCCCGACGATGCCGGCCCCAAAGACGGCGAGCCGTTCTTGCCGTAGTGGTTCAGGCTGTGCATCCCCGGGTCGCCGCCGCCGATCGAAGTAAGACCGGCGCCGCGGCGTCCGACGACAGAGCCGAGCTGCTGGGTGCGCGCGGGCTTACCGACCGACTGTGCGGTGGCGGCAATACCTTGCGGCTTGACCATATCCGGCGATCCCGGCAGGTAACCCATTAGACGCCGCCCACGGCCCAGTCAGTGGCGCCGCGCTTCTTGTCGTGCATCGGGTTAAAGTCCGGGCTCATGCTCGGCTTGCCACCCTTCGGATAGCTACGCGAGCTACCAGTCGGACCGCCGCCGTCGCCAGAGCCGCCGCCCTTAATCATGTCGAGCGGCTTGTTGCTGATTTCCTTGCTGCTACCGTACGCCATTGCTGGGTGCTCCCTGGTTTGCGCCTGGCTGGAAAAGGTTGACGGGTGGTGCGTGGGTGGCGTGAGTCACCGGCTGCGGCTGCTGCGCCTGCTGGCCGGTTGCTGCCTTCGGGCGTTGCTGTGGCTGTTGTTCCTGGGGCTGGCCGCCGCCCAACGCAGCCTGAGCCGCCGCGGCTTGTTGCTGCGCCTGGACCTGATGCTCGATCGTCTGGTCGTCGGGCACGATATCGTCGGGGAGACCCATGCTCTGGGCGACTGGTCGCAGCACCTTGGCGCGGCCGGCGATGCCCATGACCTGCATGTCGATCGGATTGGCGGTAATCTGCAGGAACTGTAGTTGCTTCTGGCGCTCGGTCTCTTTCTGGACCGCGACCGTGACGCCATTGACCTTGATATCCTCCTCGCCGGTCAGCATGCCGGAGGTGTCGGTCAGCATAATCATGTCGTAGAGAGCAGTAAGGCTCGGCCGCATCACATCGTTGTCGACGTTCGCAGCGACCGTCTGGAGCACTTTCGAGCTATTGCCCATCAGCATCGACAGACCCGACGCGGTGCGGCCGGCGCCGCCCGACAGCGACTCACCGGTCACGTAGCGCGGGATCGCGCTGATATCGTCGGCGAGGTTGCTGATCTCGCGGTAGACCGTCAGCAGCTCTTGCGAGTTCGACTGCGGCTGAAAAAACTCGATAGGCTTGTTACCCTGCCCACCAGAGAGTGGGCTGTCCTGGACGTGCCAGCGCTTCCACGGATAAAGCTGGTCGCCGTTCTCGGTCGGCGACAGCCGGTCGTCGTTGATGACGACCTGCGGCCCCGAGGCGATCGCCAGGTTGTTGACCAGCGCCCGAAGTGCGGCGTTCCCGGTCTCCTGCAGATCCTCGAGGATGTCGGGCAGCGCGTGCCCAAACACCGTGCCCGGCACCTTCTCGAAGCTGGTTACGTAGTATGGGTGACGCTGCCGCGGGTTCGGGTTGAGCTGCGTCTTGATCGTGTAGCGCCCGACGATCCAAGTCTGCACCGCGTAATCGCGGTCGAGGTCGGGGATGAATTTTTTGTCAATACCCTGGTCGAGCAGCAGGCGTCCCTGTATGTTGCCGTGGTACTCCAGGGCGTCGATCATGTGCGTCTGGTTGTAGGTCGGGCTCTCCCGCCCTTCGTTCAGCGCCTGCTCGGTATCGGTCGCGTCGAGCCACTCGCGCAGGCCGTTGTCGTAGTCCTGCAGCGCTGCGCGTATGGCCGCCTCGTTGTAGCCGGGCAGCCCGATCAGATCGTTGAGGTCGGTGCGCGTCAGCCGCTTGCGCTCGAGGATCTCAGCGTCCTCGATGCGAGAGACGCCAGGCGAGGGGTAAAAGTCGAACGGAGACACCCGCTCCCAGAACATGCGCGCCTTGCGCTGCATGCTCGGACGCCCCTGCGTCCAAGTTAGCTCAGGGACCATCCGAACGACTGGCCCCTTCATAACTGCGAACAGAAACAGCGGCAGGTCGACGAGGAACTCGGCGAGAGCGTCATAAAACTGCCCCGCGCGGAGGATGTCCTCCATCTTGTCGCCGGCCATTCCGGCCTGCAGTATCGCATTACGCCGCGCCGCTTGCTGGGCCGCGTGCATCAGGCCCATGTAGCGCATGTGCACCTGGTCCTGCAGGATCGGCTGGCCGGCGGCGCGCGCCGTAGCTACCTCGACAGCGAGCAGCTGGATAATGCTAGCCCGCACATCAGGCGGCACCGGCGGGTCGGCCTGCGGCTCGACATCCCACGGACGGTCGTTGCCGAGATACACGTCCCGCAGCAGGCTCGTCGCACCACGGCACTTCACCGCCACCATGCGGGAGTAGACCTCGGAGCCGCCAAACTCCTTAATCGCCTGAATCTTCTCGGGGTCGTATTTCCCCTCGAACATGCGCTGCGCGCGCAGCAGCCGCGCGTTGATCGGGTTATTACCCTGGTTCCGGTGGTTGCGGAATATCATCCACCGCTGCCGCACATAGGCGCCGATATCGGCTTCCATCGGGCGCGGGCGGTTTGCTTCCGACAGAGCGGCGAGACGCTTACCCTCTTGCTCGTCGAGCTCGGCGGGGCTGACCAGGCGCACAAAAGACCCGCTCCCCGCCCGGCTCTG